CGCCGCCGCTGTCGAGATATATCGCCGGTTGGTTCCGTCGTGATAATAGTTTGCGCCGATCAGCGCGTTGGACCCGCCAGAACTCCACAACGATGCGGTGCTTACCTGTAGCGCCTTAAACGATGCACCCCACGCGCTCGGCGTCACCCCGAGGCCGAGGTTACCGGAGGCGTCAAGGCGCATCCGTTCGGTGAACGTTGATCCGTCGGTGCTTGTTTGGAACCGAATGATCGGCGTTGTCGCGTCATACTGATTGATATTGAGAACGCCATTGACGTTATCAAAACGCGACCAGTTGGTTGCAACACCAGACCGGCGAATCCGCAACGCAGCATTGGCAAGATCCACCGTTCCGCTGGACGATCCAATGTCCATGTAATACGCTGGACTCGTCGTGCCGATGCCGACATTGCCGGTGCTGGTAATCCGCATCCGTTCGGTTGGCGTTTGTGCGACGGTCTGATCAGCAGTGCTAAATGCAAGCGCCGTGGATCGTCCATTTCCCGTGCCGTCTCCAGTAAAGATGGCAGAAATATCAGCGCCGATGATGCTGGTACGAGCGCCGGATCCAGACGAAAACGCAAGCCGTACCAGTTGGTTTTGTGTAACCGTTCCACCATTGAACAACAGCAACGCCGGATTCAGCGTGTCTCGCGTCGTGCTAGTGGAGTCCAAGCGGCTAATAGCTTGCGCGGTTCCGTCTGCGCTAGTGCTAAATGACACCGTGTTAGATGTCGCATTAACGGCCAGTGTCCCACCAAACGTGCCGTTGCCGCTGACGAATACATTGCGCGGCCGGTTCGCGCCAGACGCGCCGATGTCGAACGAGGCGTCGGTCGCGGCGAGGAAGTGGCCGGACGTATTAATACTCCAGCGATACGCCCCATTGCTGTAGAATCGCAAGGCACTGGCCGCCGATGCATACAACGTTACGTCATCGCTGGTTCCGCTTGTCACCCACGATTCTGTCCCAATGAATCCCTTTGAGACACCGCCACGACGGAACGCAATGCCAGATCCAAAGTTGGCATCAGTGCCACCATTAAGAGCTACCGCTGCATTTGCTGCCGCGCTACCGGAGCCAACCGTCAGTAAATACCCTGCCGCCGGACTCGTCGTGCCGATGCCAACGTTGCCAGTCTCGGTAATCCGCATCCGTTCTGGTACCGACCCAGAACCGCCAGTAAAGAACCCAATGGCTTGTGCGGTGCTGCTAATGCGTATGCCGCCGATACCCGCAACAGCATTGCGCTCTCCACTTGACAGCATAATCCCGCTGACCGTGTTGAGTGTCGTGCTTGCATTACTGATTTCAGCACCGACAAAACCGGTCGTCCAAAATGTCGTAGGGCTGACAGTCGTGTTATCAGTCCCGACAACGGTTAGCTCTTCGGTCGGGTTTGTCGTCCCGATGCCAACGCGATTGTTGGCGCTGTCCACAAACAGCGTGTTTGTGTCCACCGTCAGGTTGCCGCTCACCGTCAGCGAGGAGAGCGTCCCGACGCTGGTCAGGCTGGACGACACCACGTTGCTCGCCAGCGTGGTGCCGGTCAGCGACCCCGCCGGTGCCGCGCCGTTCAGCGTGGCCGTGATCGTGGCCGCCGCGAAGTTGCCCGACCCGTCGCGCAGCACCGCCGTGTTGGCCGTGTTCGTGCTGGTTTCGACGTAGAGCGGGGCGACGATATTCACGGCGATGACGCCGTTGTTGGTGTTCGCTCGCACCACCCAGCCGAGCGGCTGGTAGGTCCCGCTGGACGGCTTGGTCGTGGTGTAGCCACCCGTGCCGTTGCTGTAGATGATCGCCCCGACCGAGAGCCCGTTCGTGTTCACGTCGAACAGCTCGCCAATCACGACCGCCAGCCCGAACTGCCCCGTGGTCAGCGCACTCTCCGCGATGCCGAGCGCCAGATCCGTCGCGCTCGTCACGACCGCGACCTCGATGGCGTTCTCGCCCGGCGTGAAGCCGGTCGCCTTGACCACCTGCCCTTTGCTGATCGTGCCCGTGGCCTTGATGCGGAAGTGCGTGCTGTTCGCCCCGACGTTGTTCGTGTAGTCGTCCAGCGTCTTGTTGGTCAGCGTGGCCGCGTCGGAGGTCGTGACCGCCCGGTCCGCCACATAGGAACAAAAGACGTCTTTGGTCCCCGCTGCGAACGGGACCAGCGCGTCCGCGTTGGAGGACTGGAGGACCGCAGTGCGGGCCAGCGTCCCCGCCCCGATCGTGCCGATGCCGATCTCCCACTCCGTCCCGCCCTGTATGACGTAGTAGGTCGTGTCGCCGTTCGTGAACGCCGTGTTAAAAGACTGGTAGCCGGTGACGGCCCCGCCGAGGGTGATCGTCCCCGTGCCGACGGTCGTGGTCGTTTCCCGGACGCGATCGCGGAGGAGTGGCATGGTTGGCCCTTACTTAATGGTGAGGACGCCCGTGGTCGGGTCGAAGTCCACCGTAAACGTATCGCCCGCGCCGACCGTCAGCGTGGACCCGAAGTCCCACCACGCGATCAGGTCGTCATTGGCGGACGTGTCGTTGTATAGGACAATGTACCGGAACGGCCCGATCGGCCCCGTGGTCGCCGTCCATGTGGCCGGGTCCCCGAGGACCAGCTTGTACAGCCCGCCCGTCTGCGAGGAGCTGGACACCGCCGCGGTATTGCCGCCCGCCGTGTAGCCGTTGCCCGGTGTGATCTCGGCAAGGTCCGCCTTCACCGCGTCCGCCGAGGCGCTCGGGGTCGCGTTGCTAAGATAGACCTTGAGCGTGTCCGCCCCGAGGTTGTGCTTCCCTTCCGCCAGCGCCTCAACAAAGGCGTCAAACTTGTTATAGCTCGCCACGGGTCATCCCTCAGTGCAGGTAGTCGATTTCGTCGGCCGTGATGGCCTCATGCATCATCGTCAGGCACTCCGCCGCCGACTCGCCCGCCACCAGCACCGACTGCCCGTGCTGGTCGAGCCATTGGAACACCATCTTTCCCGGCTGCGGCGTCCGAATCTCGATCACGCCCCCATACTGCGCGACCAACGCTTCCGCCCGCGCCCGGTCCGTCGGGTCGAGCGTCATCCGGCGCGGGTCCGCGCCGACAAACAGGTGTCGAAACGTGTCGTCCATGCTTAAGCCGGGTTGACGAGATGGGTGCCGTCCTGCACTTCGACCTCCTCAAAGACGTCGAACGTGGCAAGGTCCGTCGGGTCAATCGCTTCCAGCGCGATTCGTTGGCACCGGAGCGCCCGCTGCTGGAACACGCCCCGAATGTAGTACAGCGGGCCCGTCCCGATCCGCACCACGCCGAACTTCGGGACCGGGACGTAATCCGCTACCGTCGCCGCCGCCGTCGTCCGCGATTCGATATGCGCCTGCGGGGAGAGCGGCACCGTCTGCTGGTCCGCCGTGTCGTCGATCCGGCCCCAATAAGTGCCCGTCAGGACGTACACCGGCCGCTGGAACCCGTTCGCGCCGCCGTCCGTGCGCTCGTAGATCGCGATGCGCCGATCAAGCAGACCGGGCATCACGCTCACAGCGCCACCCCGAGACGGAGGGTCCGCAGGGTTTTCATGATCCGCGCCACCGTTTCCCGGCTCACATCCCACGAAATCGTCGTCCCCGCCGCCGTCTCCGACGCCGCACCGGGCGTCCGCCGCTGGTACAGGTCCGCCGCGAGGTCGATAATCGCCTCCGAGATCAGCGGCTCAATCCGCGCGTAGTCCGCCCGCAGCGAGAGCCCGACCGAGGCCGTGATCGTATAGGGGCCGTACGGGAACGACACGTCCTTGCCGTATATCACGCCGCTCGTCCCATCGACCCAATAATCCGCCGCCGCCACCGTCACCCCGTCCGTATCGACCACCGACGTGATCGTGCAGGGTCGGCGCGGAAACACCAACGAGGTGACGGGCACGTCGAGCGCGTCGGCCCGGTCGATCGCCGTCTGCGTCTCCGCCGTGATCGGGACGTCGATCCACCCTTCCAGCATCGCCTTTGCGCGGGCCATCAGCGCCGCGAGCAGCGTATCCTCCGCCGTCGATTCAATGCGAAGGTAGGACTTGAGGTCCGCTACACTAGGCAGCGCCACGGCCGAGCTCCTGCGTCAGAGTGTTGACATACCGTGCGCCAACAGCCGGATAATCATGCAACCGGCCGACATAATCCGCCACGCGGGCCGCTTCCGCCCGCCGCCACGCCGCATCCTGCACCAGTCGCTCCAGCGCCGCGATCAACGTCTCGCCGTCCGCCGCGAACGTCCACGGGATGACCCCACCGTTGAGGTCCGCCGCTTCCTTCGCCGCCAGCTCGTCGCCCGCCAGCACCACCTGCCCCATCGCCGCCGCTTCCAACCCGCTGCCCTGCATCCCGAGCCAGAAACTGTCAAACGTGGCGTGGCAGCCCGCCTTGATCCGCAGCGCCTCGCCGTGGTCCATATGCTCGATCAGCACCGCCTCGATCGCGTGCCCCCGCGCCCGCAGCCGGTCCACTGCCGACAGGAACTCCGCCGTGCCTTTGATTTCCCGCTTGGTCGGGCTATGCGCCACCCGGAGCATGGTCGCCGGATCCGGCTGCCCAACCGCCTGCGCCAGCGCCCGATAATCCCGCACCGGAACCGGGATCGGCAGGTAGTTCGTCACCCCGTGCCGCCCGTGGTACGGCCGCGCCCCGAACTGGAGCGCCCCCATCCGGCGGTCCGCCTCATGGTCCACGAACGTCCGCCGCTCGTCGCCCGGTAGGACCGACCCGTGGTAGGTGATCGCCGCCCGCTGGTTGGCGTGCAACGCATACTTCAGGTCATGGTGCAGCGCCCGGTAGTCCATATGGACGTGGATCACGTCCGCCGTGAGCGCCAGCAGTTCCACCGTCCGCCGGTCCGCGTCCCCGTCCCACTGTCGCAAATGACAGGCCGGATTCGACCACCCGAACCGCGCGAACGCCGACACGACCCCACGCACCGTATTGGCCGCGGAATGGTATCGGTACACCGCGCACCCCGGATCGTACTGCGTGAGCTGGAGCACCCGCAGGTCGAACGGCCCCGCCTCCCGCGCCTCGTAGCTGGACGGTACCCCGTCCGGCGTCAGGATCCGGCCCGGTGCCGACCACAACAGGTCCGCCGTCGCCCCGTCGCACACCAGCGCATGGTCCGCCAACGCGACCCGCCCCTGCGCCCGCCACTTCGCCGCCATCGCGGGCGGCATCCGATCGAGCACCGCGTCCTCGATGACGTGCCCGACGATCGACAACGCCCGCGCCCGGTCCGGCGTCATATAGAACTGCTCGCCCGGAAACCGCCGGACGCCTGCGATAATGCACTCCGATAAGGTCATGACCTGCACCTCGCGCAGCGCATAGGACCGTTCCGTATAGGGCCACGACTCGGACACTAGACGGAACGGCGCAACCGTCGGGGCAGCCGAAGCCACCCCGACGGGTTCCTGCACGTCCGTCGTCTTACGACGAGGCCGGGACATCGAGGACCACGAACGGGCTGTGCGGGTCCACCTTGTTCCCCGAGCCGTCCACCTTGTAGGCGTAGGTCGAGGTCGGGAGGGGGATACCGCCGCCACGCGCCACGAACCGGTAGGTCGTCACGTCCGCCGTGAAGGCGAAGTGGATGGACGACTCCACCGTCAGCGCCTGCCGGAGGCCCATCGCGTAGAAGTCGCCGTTCACCAGCGCGACATCGCCCTTCGTGCCGAGCGTCGGGAGCAGGTCGGTCACGATGACCGGCAGCCCGAGGAGCAGCATCTGCGGCTTGTCGCGCAGGTTCGCAATCCACGTCACCATCGTGTTGTTGGTGGTCTGGAGTGCGAACAGCTTGGAAAGCACCCGGCGGGAGATCATCCAGACCGAGTTCGGGCCGTGCGTGTGGCGCTCGTACATGTTGAACGCGTCCGCCGCCGAGAACGTGCTGGCCGTCGCCCGGTTGACCGCGATCAGCGCCGAGTTGCTGTTGTTCAGCGCCCCGAGCGGCTGCGAGGACCCGTTGCCGTCGATCGTGATGTCCTCATTCATCTTGTTCACGATCTGCCCGCCGACCGCCGTCGTCACCTCACCCGGCAGTTCGCCCGTGAAGTCGTCGCCGAGCAGTTCGTCACCGAACTGCGTCACGGCCGCATACTTGTACATCGTCAGCAGCCGCTGACCGAACGTCGGCTCGCGCTCCGGCTTGGTCGAGCCTTCGCCAACGATCGTCACGTTGGCAATCTTACCGGCCATCGGACGGTTGAGGGTCGAGGTGCCCTCATCCTGTACGAGGTACGGGATGCGGAGCGACCGGCCCGGCACATTGTACCGGCGGGCATACTGGAACAGACCCGGCTGCTGGTTGCTCACCGAGAAGATTTCAGGCACCTGCGTGAGCGGGAGCAGGAACTCGCCGCCGTTCGTCGAGCCGGTGATCGTCCGGGTGTACTGGTCCACCATGCGGAGCGCGTCCGCCTCAACCGGCGTGGCCGGACCGCGGGTCGCCGCGCGGATATAGGCCCCCATCGACGGGAACGCCTTGACCAGCGTGGTCCGCACCTCCTGCGACACGTCCTGCATCGTGCGGAAGGACTCGACGTCCTTCTTCGCTCCCACATCCATGCGGGTGAAGCCCGCATCGCCGCCCTGCCGATCGACTTCCGCGTCCGGCGTGAACTCCGCCGCCGCCTGCGCCCGCATCTCCAGCGCCCGGATGTCGTTCGTCAGCTTCTCGACCTGCTCGGCCGTGTAGCTGTTGGCCGGGTCCATCAGGTCATGGCGGAGCTTGTGCGCCTGCTCTCGCAGCTCGTTCGCCTGCCGGTTCTTGCTTACCAGTGGGGTTTTCATGGATTCCTCAAAGAATGGGTAGTCGTTGCTGGGACTGCGAACGTGGACCGCACCGCCTGTACGCGGGCGTCCATCGTAGCTACCGCGTCTACCGGCTCACGGATCACGGGAGCGCAGCATCGCGCCGCGGTCGTGGTCGCCGTCGAGGCAGGCTGTTGGTAGCGGGAGAGCACGGCCGCGCGAGTGGAGGCGTCCATCGCCTCCAGCGCGACGATCGCCGCCGTCTCCAACAGCTCCACGTCCGGCCGGACGGGAGCGGATTCCTGTGGCTCGGCCTCCTCCGCCCGTGCGCCCGTCACATCAGCACCGGGCACCGCAGGCATCGGGGTAAGCGAGACCTCGCGCAGCTCGATTTCGAGGAACTTCTCGACCGGCTTCGCGTCCATCATGACCATATCAGACCGGCGCGGCACAAACCCGATCGAGAACCCCGTCGAGGCCCCCGCCGCGATCACCGTCTTGACATACTCCAGCGCCGCCCGACCCTCCGGCGTGTCGAACAGGTCGGCCGTCATAATCAACTGGTCGCCCGAATCGACCATCGACGCGACCACGCCGACATGCGCCCCGACCGTCCGGCTATGGTCCATCAGCAGCGGGACCTTCCGCGCCTTGACCTTGTTGTCGATGGACCGCTTCGCGCAGCCGCGAGCAAAGATGGTCTGGTAGCTATCGACCACCTCGTACGTTAGCGCCACGCCCGACACCCGCCCCGCGATCCCCGGCGGCAGGTCGCCTTCCGCGCGGATCGAAAGCGAGACCTCGGACGTGATATATTGGACCGGCCGAAGGGGAGGCCGGATCGTGGCGGTGCTCATGGAGTGGCCTCGGATGCTGGTTCAGTATAGAACACCAATGTACAGCGGCAGTTGATCGTCTCCGCCGGACCCCCGGACGGGTCGAGGGGATACAGCATCTTGCCGTACCGGTAGTCCATTGGCACAACCGGCGAGCCGCCGTACTGGCGATGCGTGGTTCGCGTCTTGGAATCCTCAAACGAGAGCCATTCCTTCGACTGATAGATGCCGAGCTCGATCGCCTGATCCCAACTGCCGCGCGACATCGCGTGCGCCGCTTCCGTCCGCGCGATGCGGGTCGCTCGCACATCCGTGAGGTTTTCACCGTACACCGACGACTGGACGAGCCGTGCCGTCTCCTCGACCGAGAATCCGGCTTTCTCCGCCGCGCGAATCGCCGCCGTGACCTGCTTGGCGGTGTCCTCGCCGATCCACTCGGCCAGTTGCGCCGTCCGTTCGTCAATCGCCATCAAGACTTCCGGCGACTGGAGCGTAAACGATAGGTTCAGACCCGCCACCTGTCGAGCCCCGACCATATACGTCTGGCCTATCAACGCCTCAAACGCCGCTTTCCACGCGCGGTAATACTCGCCGTTTTTCTGGTAGTTGGTCCGAATCAACCGGTCAATGGTTTGCAGCAGTTGCGCCTTCCGCGCGTCCGTCGCCGTCGCCGCTTCTTTGGCATACTGCGCGAACAGCAACGCAATGCTCTGCGCGTCCGCCGCAAACTGCCCCCGCGCCGTGGTGTAGTATTCGCCCTCTTCCCGGTCGAGCTCGTCCATTGCCCGCTGCCAGTACTGGAACCGCGGCTCGTCTTGCAGCGTCCCCGCCTCGGCCATCTCCACCCACCACGGCCGGTCCTCTGGCGGCACATGCACCCACCACGGCCGCTGCTCGTCCATCGCAGCCATCTCGCCCATCGGCTCGGGCGCTTCGCCGTTCTCCGGCTCCTCGTCCTTCGGCATCTCTGGCGCTTCAGGCTCCTCCGGCTCGTCCTCGTCCTCCGGCGCGAACCCTTCTAGCCCGTCGAGCATCGCTGACACCGCGTCCGCGTCGAGCTTCGGGAACGCCGCAAGGATGATGCCCTCGACCGTCGCAATCGGGAGTTCCCCCTCGACGACCGCCTCCAGCAGTTCCATCAGCGCCTCGATCTGATCGCCGGACAGCGCGTCCTCCGCGAACGTCCGCACATGCGACCCGAGCGACCGCTTGCGGTTGTCCGCTTTGGCCTTCGCGTCCGCCAGCACCGCCCGCATATGGTCAAGGCCGCGGTCCCCGACCACCAGCCACTTGACCTGCGCGACCACGCCCGCCAACTGGAAATCCTTCCGGTGCCGCGCCGCCCACGCCTCGCGCCGACGGACCGCGTTCTCCTCCGACAGCCCGTCCACCTTCCCGCCGCGCTTGGCGACCGGTCGGAGCAGCGTGAACTGCTTATTGCCGCGAATGTTGCCGCCTTTGCGCCAGACAGACGGGTAGTTTGCCTTCAGCGCCTCCGCCTCCGCGACCGGGAACACCTTGAACCCCGAGTTCCGGAGACTGACCGTCTTATTGTCGCCCCGTGCCGGGAAGTTGGTCACGTCGGACGCCGCGCGGCCCTGCTCGTCCGCCAGCCCGTCCTCATTCTCCTCGACGTCGATCGTCTCCGCGTCCGCTTCCGTTTCCTGCGGACCCGGACCCACGGCGGGCGTCTCGTTGTCCGTCGCGGGCGGTTCGTCCATGACCGCCGTTGGGTCGATCACCGCGACCGCCGCCGGGACCAACTGCGTGCCCGTCGTCATCGCCAACGTATCAGTCGGGATCGGGACCGGCGGCAGCTTGAGCGCCCGCCGCGCCTCTTCCCACGTCCGCAGCGAATCCTTGAACTCCGCCCGTACCCGCTCCGACGTCTCCGCGTCATTCTCGACGAGATCGCGGAGCATATCGTGGTCGTAGGTGATCCAGACGTCGCCGAACTCGGGCGCGAGCCAGTGGTTCAGCTCGTCCTCGAATGCCGAAAACATCGGCTCGATGGTATGCTGGACCAGTCGCGCCCGCGCCTCCGCGTATTGGGCACCGGACAACCCCGCGTCCGACGTGGCCGACGCGATCCCGATCATGCGCGGATCCACCCCAAACGCCGCGCAAATGTCCTCACGCGACACCCGCCGGAGGTCAGGGAACTCTAGGTCGGACAGCGTGAACCCGAGCGGTTTGATGTCGCGCACCGCGCCAAAGAACGCGGGCGTCCCCCGCTTGCCACGGTCCACCGTCCGCGCCACATACCGCGACTGCATCGCCTGCGCGTCGTCCTGCGTGGCCTCGTCCGCCAGCAGCACGGCGAAAGTCGGCGTGCCGTCGTTCGTCACGACCTGCCGGACGTACTTCGTCGCCTCGTTGTCCGCCGCAATGCTGGCGATCGCCGTCGCCCCGCGCGGAAAGCCAAAGCACTCCGGCTGAAACGGCCGCGACATATCGAGGTCACGGAAATGCAGAATGTCCTCGACCGGCACCTGCACGATGATCCCCGACCAGTTGCCGTAATCGTACCGCCGCGGGTCGCCTTCCGCGTCCACCCAAACGGATTGGATGCTCTCGGCGTTGATCGCCCGCAGGCCGACGGGCCGACCCTGCCCACCCTGCCGTTCAATCTGCGTGAACGAGTTGCCGTACCCGAGGAAATCGACCGCGAACTTTGCGCGGAACTGCCGCGCCGTGAAGCGCGGGCCGGGATAGTCGAGCAACCGCTGGAGCGGGTGGTCCTCACCGACCTTTGATTCCGAGTTGCCGCGCTCGCGCAGCACGACCAACGGCACCGACGCCACAATGTCCGCCACGACCCGAATGCAGGCGTGAACGACCGGATGCCGGGAGAACCCTTCGGCGCGGACCGTCGCGCCTTCCGGCTTGAACTCCTGCGGATTGGCGGTCCGCACTAAGGAAAGGGACCCGCCACCGGCCACGCCGGGAAAGTTGGGATAGGTCGTCCCGATAATCGCGCGGCCTTCGTCGCGTCCCCGGACGATCTGCCACGCGCGGGCGAGCCGCTGCACTACGGACTGACTGGCCCTTTCGGACACTTCGCCCCCGCGTAAATGGGCACCACGCGCGGCCGCGCCACGCCGTCGGGTACAAGCCTATGTGATAGGAAGCAAGTCGTCAACCGCGCGGCTCTTGACCTCTTGACAGTTAGACCACGAACGCGTTGACGGGATTCAAGAGCAGCGCCGTCAGCCCCCAGACTAGCGCGTCCACCCGATCGGGTGAGCCGTCCGTCTCGTCCGGGTTAAACCCGACCATCTGCGCCTCTAGTAGCGGCAACTGTCCGACGTGGTACACCCGCCCTTCCTGATAGAGCGCGTACACCGGCTCCGCGCGGGCGTATTTCCCCCGACTGGCCCGGACGTCTTGGATGCGGATCCCCTCCGCCTTTGGCCCGATCGACCGGAGCGTGGCCGCGACGAGATCGCCGCCCTGATTGACCTCCGCCACGATAGACCCCTTCCACCGCCGCGCCGCCTCGACCGCGATCGTCGCCCACTGCGCGGGCGTGTACCGCCCCGACAGATCCTCCAGCACATAGGCCCGCTTCGTCCGGTCCGTCCCAATCACGACGATGCCCGTCTCGTCCGAATCCGCGCGGGACGTGACCGCCGGGTCGATCGCCACCACCACCCGCGACAGCTCCTCCGGCCCGTTCGCCACCCGCACCCGCGCGAGGTCCGTGCCCGTCCACAACAGCCCCGCCGCGTCCCGTCCCCATTCCCCGAGGAAGATCCGCCGGTACCGTTCCGGGTTGGTCGCCTCGACCTTCGCCGCCGCTTCCAGCCACGACGGCGACAAGTTGGGCAGGTTGTCCCGAAAGGTCGTATGGATGTAGAGCGTATCCGGCCGCGGGGTCGCCACGAACCGGGTATGCAAGAAATGGTCCGTCGTCGTCGGGTTGAGGACGAGGATCACCCGGTTCGGCAGCGCCTTGTGGCGGATCGACAGGTCGATCGTGTCGAACGTCCGCTCATCGACCAACTCCTCCGCCTCGTCCAGCACCCAAGTGGTCACGCCCTGAATGGACTTGAGGCGGGCGGTTTGGTTGCCACTACTTGTCTGGATGCCGCGAAAAAGTATACGGGAGCCGGTCCGTTTGTTCACGATCTCCCGTTTGGTGACCTCAAAATCGTCCTCCCGCCCCAGCCGTTCGATCTTGTCCCGAAACTCGGGAATGATCGACACGTCGGCCGCCACCATTGTGTACCGGGTAAACAGAATGACGTGGCCCGGTTCGTACGTCAGGTTGAGCAGGAACAGTGCCGAGTGGAAGGACTTCCCCGACCCGCGCCCGCCCGTCAGGAACGCATACCGCCACTCGGGACGCCCGACGAATAACGGCCGATAGACCCCGAGCAGCCGGATCGGGTCCGGCGCGGCTACGTCAGGTAGGCCGTGAGCACCCAATCCCGACCCCCCGTCGTCCATTCCGTCCAGCCGACCCCGAGGTCGGCCAGCAGTCCTTCGATGTACCGCTGCCCGTAATAGTTGCAGAACGTCCCGACCGCGACCGTCTCGTCTCGGACCACCTGCACCCCGTGCTCCGCCATCTGGAAGAACACCACCACGACCGCCTTCTCGGCCACCCGGACCATCTCCGCCAGCGCCCGCGGTACGTCCTCCGGCGCGAGGTGTTCCAGCACATGACGGCAATAGGCCATGTCTACGGATTTGTCCGGCTTTGGGATGGCGAGGATGGACCCATCGAGCACCGCCGCCCCGATCGCCCGACCGGCCGCGGCCAGTTTGGGCGTCAGTTCGACCGCCTCGTAGGCCACCTCCGGCAGATAGGCCCAATGCGTCTGGTAGTCCACGAACAGGCCCGGTCCCGCTTCGAGGACCGACCGCGCCTCGACTTCCTGCGCGATCCGGACCACCTCCGCCCGCGACCACGGGTCCGATTGTGTCAGCCAGTCGCGAAAGGTCCCTGCCGGGTCCGCCGTGGTTTCCCAATATGTTTCATGCGGGCGGAGGGTCATTCGTCCCCCTTCGCGTCGGTCCAGACGATCGGCGGCGCGACCTTGATCGGCTCCCCGCCGGACGTGATGTCCGTGACCTGCCGGACCTTCCCGAACGACCGATCGAGCAGCACCTCCGCCGCCCGGACGTCCCCCTTCGTCGCCTTGACGAGCAGCGCCCGTAGCACCGCCTCCGCCGCCGTCAGCCCGTTCCGTTCTTCGCTCATGACGGACGCCAGCAGCTCGTCCAGCTTCGGGAGCTTTGGCGGTCGGCCTTTCGGGTTGCCCGTCTGGCCCTTTTTCCATGCTGGTTTCAAATTCTGTGGATTCGGTGGCATCTTTACGCCTCCGGTGATGTTGCGGTGTTAAGCGCACGGGTCGGAATCGCACCGCCCCCTTCCGGCTGGTCGCCGGACGTACCGCTGTCAGTACTTCGTGCGCGTTGGCCTCGATACATCCGAGCGCCCGCATGTTCTATGGCGGAAAACGGCAAAATAGGACAGGCCAACCGTGCCCGCGCCGCAGGATTTAAAAAATATATGTATCGCAACTGAAAACCCGGCAATGGCACCGCCCCGTTTTCTTTGGCAATCGCGCTGCCAAACCGTCCATTGAGGCCGGTATGGTTGGGGTTGTCGAGTGTTTTGCGGGCCACGATTGAACCGTCAGGCATTTGCAGCATCTGCGCGTTCGGCTTGATACTGGTCAACACAAACCCTGCCGCACGATAGATAGTCCCGTCGCCGCATTGCGTCCCATCGGCAAACGATACGACCCATTCAATATGCGGGTAAGCCTTTCGCATCATCCGGAAAGCCACACCGAGCGCCCGGCTTTCACTATTGCGCGGCAACGCATCAGAAAACGCCATGCGATTAAGTTCTATCATCCCATTCCAGCCGGTTCCCGTAACTAACGGCAGTAATTTGCGCCGATCCATAGGTGGGCCGAATTGCATAGCGCCGAGGCATTTGCCGTTTAGGAAAACGCCGAAGTGCAGTTGGCTGTTTTGCGTAGACTTGCCCGAATAATGAAACCGCGCGACAATTTGTCGTGCGGCTGTGCTGGTAATCGGCTGCACCACAATGTCCTTAGCGGAATTGCCCAAGAGCCACCTCTGCGATCCGCGCCAATGCGTTTCCGTTGTTGTTTTCGTTGCCCGTATCGACAAATGGTCCGGCCATTATTGCCGCCGTGATTGCTTCGCGAATCGTGTCAGCTTGTTCGCCGGTTACGGTGAATGTCATTTGTTCGATGGTTTTTTCCATCGCCACCGGTAGGACCGGCATCGTTGTCCCCTCGGCCAAAAACGGCACGTCCAGCCCCCATGCTGACAAATCATCCGCCGGCCAATCGTTCGCCAAGGCGTCCCAGTCCCACTCGCCAAACCCCACGTTGTCCTTGACGATGAACTCGCGCTGCTGATCGGGTGTGAGATGCTCGGCGCGGATGACTGGGACGTCCTTGAGCCCCGCGTCCTTGGCCGCTTTGAGGCGCATATTGCCGCCCAGCACCACGCCGTCGCCGTCCACGACGATAGGCCGAAGCTCCAGCATTTCGGGGAAATCCTTAATGGACTGCACCAGTTTCTGGAACTTCTCGTCCTTGATGATCCGCGGGTTTTTGGGGTTTGCGCGGAGCTTGGAGACCGGAACGCGTTGCAGGGTCATCAGAGAGCTAGGCCGTCGCCGCGTCCGTCGGCCCGTAGGTCTGCACCATCAGACGGGCCACCACGACGGCGGCAAGGTGGGACAAATGGAGCCGGGACTCGATCGTCCGGCCATGCGATTGCGCCCGGAAGGTCTGGACCACGGGCAGCGGTTTGGACTGGACGGGCGGCACGTCAGGGAGCGTCAGGAACGAGAGCATCGGGCCTCCGGTGAGGGTGAGCGAGCGTCCTGCGGGTCCTTCTATAGAATGGTTAGAACGGCGTGATGGCCGGGAGACCGACCGTCGGGGCCGTATCGGCCGGGTCGTTGAGGGCCGCGCCGAGCGCGGCGAGGATGGTGGGCGTGACGGGTCCGACCGGCAGCCCCGCCTGTTCGCGCTCGGTCCGCCATGCCAGCGCGTCCTCGATGGCGATCCGCTTTTGCCGTCCGTTCCGCGTACCGGGTCGGCCCGTCTCGCGCACGATCGAGGAGAGGGGCCGTCCCGCGTCCCAACTGCCTGCGTACCCGGTGAGGCGTTGATAGACCCGTGCGCGGGTCACGCCGATATACGCCGCCGCTTCCGTGACCGACAGGTCAGCGGCTGGTCGTGTGGTCATGCTGGAGCTCCCGTTAGGTAGGCCGTGAGCAGGGTCCACCCCTCCTCCGCGGTCTTGACAATATGAACCCGCCAGCCTTCCCCGCGCAACCGATCGTGAAAGGCTTTCTGCGCTTCCGATAGGCGACCCGTGCCGGTCGGACTCTTGAACTCGATCGCCAACCCGGCCGCGCCGTGCCGCGGGGCGAATAGCATCCAGTCCGGTGCGCCCGCCGTGACGCCCTCCGCCTTCATCAACGCCGCCTCCCGCGCGGACCGCCGCCCCCCGTTCGGGATGGCGCACGACGGCAGGTCACGGGTCGCCGGATCGAGCCGGACCCGCTGCACGAACAGCCGCTGCTCGATGGACTCCAGATGCCGCGGCTTGGCGCGGGGCTCCTTTCGCTCCGCCGCCGTCTTGCGACCATGCGTCATCCACTCGGGGAGGGGCTTATTCATCGGCCAGACCGGCCGCTTGCCCGTCACGCCGCCCCCGCCTTCGACTGTCCGGTTTTCGGACAGAGGCCCGCCGCCTTCCGTTCCGCCCGCCGCTTCCGGTCCATTTCGTTCTTTCGCGCCCGCGCGTCCGCCTTCTCCCGCGCGATCCGGTTGGAGTCCTTGAGCCGCGCCTCCGCGCAGGTCTCGCAGAACCAGACCCGATGCCGGACGTCCTCGCGCGGCTTGCCGCACGACCAGCACCGCCCCTGATCGTGCGCCATACAGCGGAGGCATTGGGCGTACTCGCGCACCCGTCCGGTGGATAGGACCACCCGGTGCCGCGGGTTGGTGCAAATCTTCGACGACCCCCACAACGTATCCCCGCACTGCTCCGCCAACGCCGCCGCCGTCATGCCTTCAGCCGCTCCCGGTCAAACATGGTGATTGCCTCGCGGAGGTCCGCCATCGCCTGCGCCTCCGCCGCCGTGCCCCGTACCCCGTCCCATTCCAGCAGGGTCTGAATCAGGTTGAACGCGACCGCGTTGGTCAGCCGCCCCGATTCCAGCGCCTTGTTCGCCTCGACGGTCGCCTGTTCGGACTCCGCCAGCGTGTCGCGCAGCCGGTTGGCCGACCGCCGGGACAGGTCCAACGCCACCTCAAGGTCCGCGCAATATTGGGCCAGCCGTTCGATCCGCGGGTCCAGAATCACCCACGGCAGCTTGTCCGCAAGGTGAAAGTCGGCCCGGATCTGTGACGGCTGCCGGTAGGATTTAGCGGTCACGATCCGCCTCCCGCGCGTTGTCCGCCTCAACCGTCCGCCGCAGCGCCTCGACCATCAACTCCCGGCTCCGGTCGTGCATCCGTTGCCATGCCTGCCGGGTCATGACGGGCGGTCGGTCGCCACGGAGCGCCTGTTCAAGTTCAAGTGGCATAGGGCGAACTCGGGGAAAGGGGCAGCAACTGCCGGAGGGCGAGCCAACTGGTATAGTTGCCGCCCGAATCGAGGTACGCCTGCGCCGCCTGAATGATCGGTCGCGCCGCCTCCGCCTCGTCCCGAAACCGCTTCAGGTCGATCAAGAGCGCCCGCGCGTGGTTCATCTCGTCCCGCAGCCGGTCGATCTCCGCGCACAGCACCAGCCCTTCGCCCGCGGCCAGCGTCCCGCCCTTCCGCGCCCAATGTTCCGCCTGCGCCAGCCGGTCGGGGCTATATCCAGCCCGGTGATTCCCGAACCCGCCGTCCGCCTTCGCGTCGGTCGGATCGGGTACCCGGCAATCCGTCGGGGCCGCGCTCACGCCTCCCCCCGACACTTCGCCAGCGCCTCGCGGGCCGCGTCCCGTTCCGCCTCGACCTCATGCAGCCGCTGCTGGAGCTTGTCGTAGGCGTTCGCCACCTTCTTCGCCTCGCCCGGTAGCAGGGTGATCCCCGCCCGTGCCATTGCAATCAGGTCCCCGCTCACCGTTCCGTCCCCCTCGGTCAGTTGCCAGAGCGCGATCTCGGCACAATGCCGCCGCGCGGACTGCGCGGACCCGATCCGCCGCCAGTGTTTGCCCTTCCCGCGGTTGATAATCGTCGAGGCCAGCCGCCGCCGCGTCGAAAGATCGTCCACGATCTGCATCTCGTCGAGCAGGACCCCCACAAGGTCCGCCGTAAACTCCAGCCGCCCGGTGTCCTTCAGCCGGTGGATCAGCATCTCGGTGATCTGCTCCACGACCGCCGACTGGAACGGATCGTCCGTGACCGTCTGGTCCGCCTGCGCGATCCCCGCGTCCCGCTCGGACCGCGCCGTCTCCAGCATCGTAAACAGGTCCGGCGTCATGCCACCTCCTCGCCTGCCGCGATCAACAGCGCCTCGCAGGCGGGGCAAATCTGCTGGTTCGGCAACCCGCGGGCCACGTCGAGCAGGCCGACCGATAGGCCGCAGAGGGTATCGTAGCGGCGGATCCGCCCGACCACCCCGTGCCGCCGCAGCGGAACAAGGTCGAGCGCCGGGTCGAGCAGGTGGCGGGTCATGCGTTGACCTCCCACGCCTGCGCGTTGCGGAACCGGATTTCCTCCTGCACCGACCGGAGGGTCCGCGCCACGTCCTCCGGCGTTAGCGTCCGGCCGTCGGCCATGTTGATCGACCGCGCGGCCGGTTCCGCGTCAAAGTACCGGAGGAGGGCGTTGGCCTCCATCTCGACCGCATACAGCGCGTCCATCGTGAACATCGTCATAACCTGTCTCCCGTTCAGGTTGGTGGTTTACTTGGTCTCAGTGGTCGCGCTTTCCACGATCAGCATCTCGGCTGCGCACTTCGGGCACGGCGTCGAAGTAAGGAAACTGCTGAAGGCGGACCATCCCGCCCACCGGTTGCAGGCCGTCTTGTAGTACTGCCCAACGGTGCGGCGCGTATCGGTCGGGTGCGGCAGGTGCTGGAACTTCGGCATTGTCGTATCTCCCGTTTAGGTTCCGCGGGCTGCCTTGTGCCGCCCGACACAAGATAATGTAAAGGGGAGCCCTAGAATGTCAAGAGCCCCCCAAAACATTTCTCGCGTGAAATCTTGGTCACCTTAAAACGGCGGCTCGTCCTCCGCGTCCGCGTTTGCGGCCATGCCGGTAAAGGCTTCCAGCACCGTCTCGACCCGCGCAATAATGTCGCGGAACTTGTCCGGGTCCCGGCGCACGAACTCCAGCAGCTTTTCGAGCTCGTTCTCGGGAATGTCCTGCAACGCCACGTTGTAGAACTTGGACTTCTTGAACGGCAGCTTCCACGCCATCGCCTCCCCGACGTCCCCGCTGAACGGCTTCGCCCGCGGCGTATCGGGGACCGCCGGATACAGCCGCTGGCCCGCTTCCGGTGCCGCCTCCGCGCGGGGTTCCGGCCGCGCCAGTGCCGCCGGTCGAGCCGATGCCGCCTGCCCGTCGTCGTCCTCCGCCGTCAGCCCGAGGATGGCCGATAGCCCGTACCGCCGCCCATAGCTGATCGCGGACCCCGCCCCCTGCGCCGTCAGCTTTTCGACCGGCAACGTCACGCTGCTGGCGATCCATTCCCCCGACTTGTGGAGGAGCATCGTCTCGATCCCGACCGCCACCAGTCGCCCGTCGATCGTCTCGGGTGCCGTGCCGGTCTGGAGGACCGCCAGCCCGTGCCGCGCGAGCACCGGCCGGACCTGCTCCATGATCGCGTCGAGCGTGGCGTAGCGGTTCCGGAACGCCGGGTTCGTGGCGTCCTTCGACACCGGCTGAAGCTCCGCCGCCGCGGCGACGAGTGCGGGCGCAATGGCCCCGATGCTGTTGCTGGTTTTCATTTCTCCCGTTCTCCCGTTGAAGTGGTGGCCCGATCAGGTCAGGCCGACTGGAACAGTATCCTCAGCATCCGGCAATGTAAAGGGTCGTTCGCCCCGATCGAGCCGCGACAGGATGGCCCGGTACGACCGGCAGAGCGCGGCCGCATCGAGCTCCGCCGCAACCAGCGCCTGCCATGCCCGGTGTACCGCGTCCGCCCGTGCCGCCACCCGATCGAGCGCCATCTCTTCCGCCTCTAGCTCAACCGGTCCCGGCCAGCCTGTCTTGAGCCGCCGGACCCCTTCGAGCAACGCCTGCGCTTCCTGACAGTCCGCGCGGATTGCCGCCTCGGTCCTCTCCAGCCACTCGGCATAGGTCGTCATTTATCAGACCTCCGCCGGTCGGTTGGGCAGCAGGACGTCAAGCCGGAGCCCGATCGCGGCCATGCGATCCGTCCACCGCTGCGCCTCCGCGCGGGACGCCTGCGACATCTCGTAGAAGTATTCGCGGTCCTCCGCCGGTCCCGACCGCTGCTCAACGCACCAGTTGGCGTGTTTCTGCGCCCGGTCCGCCTGCTCCCGCGCCTGATCGTATTCCGTCAGCAGGTCCGCGATCGAGGTGGTGGCCTCGTACCGCGCCCATTCGACGCGCTTGTGGTAGGTGTCCACCTCCTGCCGGTACTTGAGCGGCACCGCCGTGCCGTTGCGGAACGTATGGGGAAGCCGATTGTCGTCCTGCACGTAGGCGTACTCCCAGTCGATTTCCTCTTCGCCTTCGCACAAACACCGCACCAGCGCGATTTCGAGGGTCACCAGTTGCACCTGCGGGGTGATCTCTTTGAGCGCCGCCTGCGCTTCGGCGTAGGACGCCACGGTGACCGTTTCCAGCACCTCCTCGTCCCCGTCCTCGTCGATCGCGATCACCTCGCCTTGCCACTCGTACTTGATCGTCCGTGCCATTGTCGTGTTCTCCCGTTGGAATGGTGGGGGCCGGGACCGTCCCGACCCCCGATCGTCGCTTAGAAGTTGAAGTCGTAGAACCGGACCGGCTCGGCCGCGAGGCGGAACCGGCTGCCGTACTTGTCGCGCCACGTCCCGTCCTTGTGGAGGCGGATCGTCCGCACCGAACCCGCCTCATCCGGCGTAATCACCCACGCCTGCGTGTGGTTGTTCCGGGTATGGCCCGCGAACCCGCCCTCGATCACGTCCGGCGTCCAGTTCGGCGCGATCTCCGCGTTCATCTTCCGCACCTCGACCGTCTTGGCGCTCACCCGGCGAACGATCTCGTACGGCGTGATGTCGCTCCAGCCGATCAGGTTCGCGTAGGTCATCTCGGAGGTCGTGGTCTGCGTCATTGTCCTGTCTCCCGTTCAGGTGTCGCGGGCCGCGTTGTGCTGCCCGACACGATAGAATGTATAGAGTCCCGGCCTAATATCAAGAGGGGACCGAAAGATTCTTTCGTTAATCTTTCTTCATGTTCTTTGGTCGGACACGACGGGGCCATTCCCGGTCATCAGATAAGCGCGAAGCGCCATCGATCAGTGAGGGCTCTCGGGATGGTCTTTTATCCCGTCCTAGATCGTCCGACCTATCTGTGGCGTCCCTTCCAGATCCACCGCCGTCTCGCGGTGGTCCCCCTCGGGAGTTACCTAACGGTCCGATAGTCCGACCGTGGAGCGCGGCTTAAGGTTTGATGACCGACCGGGTCGTTGGCTGACGTTGCCCGGTTTTTTGTGCTGCACCCTGTCCGGTAGCGTCAGGATTGGTTGATCGTGGGACAGTCACGACCGATCGGGAGACGCAAGGAAGGCCCGACGCGTCAAACATACCCCACCCGCCCCGCCGGTCAAGATCCCAAAAACAAGAAAGCCCCGGCTTTCACCGGAGCTCCTTGCGAGGCTGTCCACGACGGGAGAGACGCGGGTCCTCTAGCCATGATGCGGTCATACGATCCGGCATCGGGTGCGCTCGGCCCCGATCGGGTGCGCTCGGCGCATCACGCGAAGCTGTCCCCGGACCGTGCCTCCAATATGCCGGGTTGCTCTTTACATGTCAACAGCTTTGGGCTACTTGCCCATCGCCTTCTTGACCGCGTGAAGCCCCATCGCGAACATCGCCCCGATCGCCACCTTGACCGTCTCGACGTCCACCAGCGCGAGGTTGGAGAGGTCGCCGTCCTTGACCCCAAAATCCACGCCCGTGACCGCGCCCAGCAGCGTAAAGACCGTGACCGTGACCAGCACGAACGCCCGCTTTTGCCAGACCGCCAGTCCGTCCACCCAAATCAGGTAGGACTTGAGCGCCTGTACCGTCAGCGCCGCCAACGGCCCGACGATCAGCGCGAACCCGTACTCGATCAGCTTCAGCTTCGCCCACTCCACGGATCACCTCCCGGCTAGATGGCCCCGACCTCCCGCCAGACGGCGGGCGGTCCCCCCGACTGCACCAACCGCGCGGCCCGCGGGCTCGGACTCCGGCGCATTGGCGGACCCCACTGGACGTGCGGGTAGTCGAGGAACGTCTCGTCCCGCGTCTCCCCGTCGTGGTCCCAGTCCGCCCCCCACCGCAGCCCCTCCGCCCGCCACGCTCGCCCGTACGCCGCCCAGACCCACGACGGGGCCGCGTACCCCTCCCGCCGCGGGATCACGTCCGCCGCCAGCCCGTAGCCGTGCCACGTCTCGTCCGCGTCTGAGGAATAGGTCACGATTCCCCGCCCGTCGTCGTAGTCCCGCCCAAACCCGTGTAGGAACCGCTGCCGGTCATGCGTCCGCAGCGTCTCGACCACCACCGGGTCAAACCCCAACGCCATCAGGCGGGCCATCCCCGCTTCCAGCGCCTTGCGGAACTTCGGCGCGAGCACGGACAGATCGCGGACCGCTTTGACCTCCGCCGGAACCGTCCCGAACACCGGCACCTCAGACGCCCAGTTTGCCTTCGATCCGCGCCACCCGTTCCAGCGTCTCCATGATCGCGCCCTGTTGCGCCTGCTGCATGTTCTTGAGGTCGTGCCGCACTCGCTCGATCTCTTTCGTGAGCTGCTTCAGGGTCGTCTGCATCACGCCCCACGACGCCGCCACCGACGCCACAATCGTGGCCGCTGTCAGCGCGAACGGCGAGAGCGTTATCGTCGGATCACCAGCGATCATACCGTCCTCAGACGCGACAGGGTGAAGTCGAAATTTACTAGTGTGGGAATGTCGATAACTGATGAGTCTATGGCAATACGGGCCTAGACATTACCAGCCGGACGCCGGGAACGCTTTTGCCGCGATCCGTTCGCCGACCACTTGGAACGCCTCATGGTACAGCCGCCCGACCCGCGGGAGCGCCCATAACTTCTCCGCCCGACGCCGGATATGCCGCCGGTCTAGCCCCGCCACCCGGTCGATCGCCGCCACGAACTGCGACAACGTGTTGCACCGGAACCCGCTAATCCCGTGCGCCACCGTCTCCGCGAACGCCCCGAAGTCGGACGTGATCGCCGGCGTCCCCACCAACTGCGCCTCGACGACCGCCCCCGCGAACGGCTCCACGTACCGGCTCGGGGCCACGATCGCCCGCGCCTGCCCGAGCACCGCCGCCCGCTCCGCGCCGAGCACCCCGAGGTCCACCACGTTGGACGGCCACCCCTCCAACGCCGCCCGGTCGCCCTGCCCCGCCAACCAGAACGGCACGTCCGGCCGCGCCTCGGCCATCTGCCGCACAATGTCGAGGCCCTTCCCCTTCGTCCACCGCCCGAGGAACACCACCGGCCCGTCCGGCGTCGGGTTGGGCTGGAACGGCCAGTCCGCGAGGTCGTAGTAGTTCGGCACCACGAACTCCAGCCGGGAGGACTCCAGCGACACCCCGTGCCGCCCCTCCTTCCCCATTGCCGCGTGCCGCGCCGCGTAGGACTCGTAGATCCGCCACGGCAGCATCGTGTCGTAGTACCCGATCCCCGACTCGATCGCCCCGACCGCGCCCGACGTCAACGCCTCCAGCCCGCGAATCGCCGCCGCGTGCGCGTGCCCGAACGGGCAGAGGATCAGGTCGCCCGGTTGCAGCCGGTCCCGCAGCGCCTCCCGCGCGTACAGGTTCCACTGCCGATACACCGCCGACTGGTCTACCGCGTCCTCGCCGTACTGCCGCGTATCGTGCCGGTACGGGTGCCCGAGCAGGTCCTGATGCTCGTCCTGCGTCATCAACTGGACGTCCTCGTCCGCGCCCGTGATTGACCCCTCGACGCCGTAATGCGTGACGTGGTAGCCGAACGGCCGCATCATGCGGGCGAACTTGACGACCTTTTGCGTAAAGGCACAATGCGTCCACGCCGGATGCGTGACCGTGTGGGGAATGCCGAGCAGATGCAAGCGCATCAGGTGCGCCCTCCGCAGTAAAAGTTAGGTCAGGAAGGTGCCGGTTCGACTGCGCGACATCAGGACCGCGCCCGAGAGCACGGCCGAGACGGTCATCTGGTAGGTCGGGTTGAGGCCGATCGTATAGCCGCTCAAGACGTCCTGATCGGTCGTAGTCAGGCCCGAATAATAGCCCTCCTCCACGTCACCGGTTGTTGTAACGGTTCGATAATTCAGGTCGTAGGTTGTACCGGTCGGAAAGTTGGAGGCCGTCCAGTCGAACTCGTACGTGTTCGTGGTATCGTCCGCCGTCTGCGTGCCGATCGACAGCGAGGCGGAGGTAATATCCTTCGGCGGAATGTTGATCGACTCGGAGACGGTGACGCTGTCCTTCGTGACCGCAAACGCCGCCACCTTCGTGTTGGACCCAATGTCGCCGCGGGTGATCGTCTCCGTCCGCGGCGAGGTCCAGCCGCTCACCGATTGCGTCACGCCGTCCAGCGCGTAAGCAATCGTGCCATCCCACGTAATCTCAAGCGAATAGCTCGACGTGCCCGGCGTGGTCACGACCTTGAGGCTTGGCCCGACCCGCTCCTGCGGCGGCACATCGACCGCATCACTGCTCGCCGTGCGGTTCGTCGCGGTGGCTTGAAACGTGATACGTCCCGGATTGGCTCCGACCGCCGGACGCGGCACGGTGAAGTCGATATAGCTGAGTAATGGTTCCGTGATTTGCGTGTTGGTTTCAGGCGTGATAGCCTGTGGGACGCCCGGTGAACCGGGGGAAACTGTCCCAAGCCCTTCGGTGACATAGGTAATGTTGGCCGTATTGGGCGACAGCGCAACCGGCGTGGCGACCGCGTACCGAATCACCATCTGCGTCGCCGTCTGCGAAAAGATCCGCGCGCGCGAGGTTAAGGCGATGGTGTCACGCTCAATGGCAGGAATATCAACCGAGTCCGAATCGGCAACCCGTTGCGCATTGGTTGCCGTAAAGACAACGCGCCCCGTGCCAGCCCCAAAGGCCGGTCGATCAATCGTATAATCGACGTAATATCCCACGACCTCCGCAGGGAACGTGTCACCTTGCACCGTCGTGACCGTCTGCGTGGTATTTGGCGTAATGCCGGGGACACCATACGGAAGCTGTGTGATGGAAGCCGTTAGATTGGAATACTTGTCCAACACGGCCACGCGAACGAAAACCTGTGTGGCGGTGGTATTCCTAACGCGCGCGCGCGTGGTCAGATAGGTCGTGTCCCGCCCCTGCTCCGGTATCTCGATAAAATCATCGTCGCTCTGCGTCCCCGACAGCACGGCCCGAAACTGCGCCTGCCCGGAGCCGCCGAGTGCCGGACCGCGATTAAAGAGCCATTGGGTACCTGATGGCTGCGGGATACCGGGCGCTGGATATCCACTCACAACCGTTGCCGAGCCGTTGACCGCCACCAGTTGCACCGTTGGCGTGCCCGTCGCCGCCGTCGCCGTGACCGTCACTAAGATTTGCGTGGCGGTCGCCGCCGTAATCGCCGCAAAGCACTCGGAATATACCAGCCCGCCGTCGCGCACAAAGCGGTACTCAAAGAGCGCCGATTCGGAGCCGGTCCCGCTCGTCCCCGTGTAGCCGAGGACCGAGACAAAGACGGTCGTGCCGCTCGCATAGGGGCCCGCGAAGGTCGCCGTCAGGTTCCGCCCGTTAATCGCCGCCTGCGCCTGCACGGTCGCTAGAGTGGGCTGACTGACCGTGCTGATCGCGTACTTAACCGAGGCCGTGTCGGAGTCGGCCGAGATCGCCAGCGTGAACGCGCCCGCGCTGTTGAACGTCCCGACCACGGACACCATGTCCGGCGTGGTGTTCGTGTCGAATGACTCAATCCCGCCCGCCAATACCTGCGCCGCCGTCCCCGCCGCGTCAAAGCCCGTGACCTCGTACTCGATGTCAAGGAACCCCGTCGCGGGCAGCGTGCCGGTGTAACTGTACGGCACCGTGCTATCGACGACCCACGCGCCCCACGCCCCGCCGTTCGTCCGTTCGCGGAACCTGACCTGCACCACCCGGTTCTGCGGGTCCGTAATCGTCAACGTGACCGTGCCCGTCGTCGCCGTCTCCGACGTCTGCACCTGCACGACCGGCGTGACCGCACCGGGCCGCGTCACATTGACCGGCACCCCCCGCGCCGTCCCCGACACTTCCGGCGTGTAGCTGGAGGTCGTGAACCCGCCGAGAACGTGCGCGATCCGGTAGTAATACGTCACCCCGTTGCGCGGCAACTGGTCCACATACACCGTGGTCGCCCCGCTCACCGTCGCAATGGTGGCGAACCCGGACCCGCTCACCGTGGACCGCTGAATCTGGAGGTCGAGCGTCTGGTCCGATCCCCACAACGCCAGCGCGATCCCCTGCGTCAACGTGGCGTCATCGACGCCCGGTATGATCGCCAACCCAGCCGGACGCGTCGGCGTGTCGAGCGTCGAGTTGGTCGTCACCGTCGTGGACGTCACCGCCCCGACCGCCTGCGCCGTCTCGTACGCCACCCCGAGCGTCCACTGCACCGTCGGCCCCGTCAGGTTCCGCACCACCGTCGAGGTCGTCCCCGCCGGGAGCGTCCCGACGCGATACGGAGCCCAGTTGGCCGGAGCGGATCCGCCCTGAAACGCATAGACCGCCAGCGGGAGCGTCGAGGATCCGTTCGTCCACGTTAGCGTGACCGCCGTCTGCCGCAGGTTGGAGCTCGTCAGGCTGGAAACGGTCGGGATATTTGCCAACGCCACGGACGCCCACGCGGTCCACGCCGACGGCCTCCGCCCCGCCTGCTCCGTCCGCGCCCGCACATAGACCGTCTGGCCCGGTGTCGTGACCGGCGGCAAGTCCACCGCGCCCGTCGGGACCGCGCCCGCCGGGTAGAACGCGAAGTCCGCCCCGTTGCCCGTCGGGGTCGTCGTCCCGACCGCCCACTCGACCCGCACCTGCAAAATGTTCGTGGCGTTTATCGTCGCCGCGTTCGTGATCGTAAATCGCGCCGTATTGCTTGGCGCGTTCGGGTTTTGCGCGATCGTGATCGTGGCCGCAGGCGATACCGGCTGCGCCGCCAGCCCCGAATCCAACAGCCGGAACACCGGCCCCGCGGGCGTCTCCGTCCGCCGGACGACCTGCATGATCCGCGCCCCGACCGTGGACTCCCCGATCCGGTAGCCCTTATTTGGGAAGTGCGGGGCCTCGAAATACACCTCGTCCCCGATCTGCGCCGCCGCCGCGCCCGCGGTTGCGAGCACCGACACCTCCGCCGCTTGACAGCCGCGCCCGAACCGGTCAAACGTGCCGATGGCGATCGCGTCCAACTGATCCGACGTGGCAGGCACAAAGTCCGCCGCGGTATGGATCATGCCGGGGATTTTGTACTCCACCACGCGCCCCGCGAACACCGCAAGGTTCGGGTCCAGATACTGCGCCGTTTGCGTGACTTCAGAGACCACGATGCCGTCGAGCGGCCCGCTTGTCTGCGTCCCGGTATTCGTGCCATTCTGCGTCTGCGTGCCCGGCGCGTACCCCTTTGGACTCAACACCTGCTGCGTCAACCGGATGCCGGACACCGCCGTCTGTTCGTCCAGATCGAACACTACCTCGTCCGCGCCCCGCATCGCCGCCGCGTTGACCGTGAGCGTCGGGAGAACGTCCGTCTTGATCCGCGTCGGGAACAGTTCCTGCTCGCCGTTGCTATTCGTCCGCTCCGAAATCCCGAACGGTCCGTAGATCGCCTGCTGGAGAAACTCGTCCATCAGCGGGGCCTGCGGAAACCGACAGGCCAGCCGCACCGTGTCCCCGATCAACGTCTTGACCGTCGCGGCCGCGGAGGCGCTGTACTTGACCCGCGCATTCGTCCAGATCGCCGTAACAAGATCGACCGGGTGGGCATCAAGGTACAGCGGGCAGGTCTCGTTGACGTCCACCGTCGTGAGCGAGACAAAAACCGTCTGGCCGTTGCTGTACGGGCAGGACGGCCAGTAGAGGTAGACATTGGAGACGCCCAACGCCTCGTTCGCTGGCACCTCCGAATACCCGCAGACCAACGCGCGCACCGCCGCGCCGTTCGTCGCCGTCGAGCCGACCACCGCCTGCACCCCGCCCGCCACCACCCAACTGCCGGACGTAAAGTCAAAGACTGGCGTGGTGTAGCTTGTCACGAACGAGGACCCGCCGCCGATCGCGTACGGGTTGGGCTGACGGTATCCCTCGATGACGTCCGCGATCTCGGACCGGTTCACCTGCCGCCAGTCCTTAACAATAGGGGAGCCTGCGCCCGGTTCGTAGCCATCCACGAACGTGAGTGTCACATCGTCGCCCGACTTGCTGACGAGATAGCGCCAGCCGCCCCGCGCCTTGACCGTCCCGAAGTCCACCGGCGTAATCGGACCACCGGTGATACACCCGCGCGTGGTGTAGCCGCCTAACGCCGCGCCTTGAAAGATGGTCTGCGTCCGCTCGACCCGGCGCGTATCGCCCACCGTGATCGCGTACCGCATCGGGGAGATCAACCGGACGGACGAGATATAACCCGCCACCAGCCGCGACGAGACGCCCGCGCGGATCACGTCCACATACGCCCGCCGTGACAGCAACTGCTGCCGGAACGTGGCGTCCTCTAGCTTGTTCGTGACGACCCGAAGCGTGCCGGTCGCGTCCGTCCCCGTGTCCGCGTCCACCACCTCGACGACATACGCGCCCGTCCGCACCGCGCCAGTCAGCGGGTCCACCTCCGCGCCATCGCCCGACGGCGGAGCCGCGATATACGGGTTGGTCCCGACCGGATCGGACGTGATGACGAGAAAGTCCGGGTCGGGACCATCAGGTGCGGCAAGCGTTGAGGCATTGCGTATCCTCAACTGGTACGTCACGGTCTGCGGCATCAGGTGCCCCCGTTAGTCGTACTGGCAGAGCATATCCGCCCCGCCAAGATTAATCAGCGAAAAGCTCATGCTATACGTCAGGAACGTGGCGTCCTGAAACTCTAGCGTCACGTCCCCGTTGGGGTCCATCGAGCAGGTCGTATACACCCGGCTCGCCGCGTCCCCCGTCGTCACCGTGCAGGTCCCGCCGCCTTGCAGATGCCGGATCAGCCGCAGCGCGACCGACTGCGTGGTATTGGGCAGGTCCCGCATCTGGAACGTGGCCCCGTAGTCGATGCGGAACGTAAAGTCGAAGGACGCCCCCGTCGCCAGCGTCACCGCCCGCTCTCCGACCCGGCGCGTAAACGGCGTCCATGACGCGAACCGCGATCCGACCCCGCCCGCTACGCCCGTCGTGCCGTTATCGAGCGTGGCCGACGTCCCATCGTTGAACGTGATCGAGGCCATTAGACGCTCCCCCGCCGCTGCGCGTTCCGGACCAGTTCCTGCATCTGCCGCTGCGCCGCCGGATCGTTCGGCCCGATGATCGTGACGTTGACCGGGTTCACCCGCTCAATGGTCGAGGCGGACCCCGCCGCCGTTGGCCCATAAAACTGGGTCGCCATTCCCATCGACCCGCCCGCTATCCCGCCAACCGCCGGAGCCGTATAACCACCGCCACCGCCACCGAACCCGCTGGAATCCATCGCCCGACCCGCCGCGCCACGCAACGCCGAACCGATCGCAATGATTGCAAGACCCGCCGCAATCATGGCAAACCCATTGCCCGAGCGGAACGAGTCCATTGCCGTTTTGAGCGCCACCCCGAGTTGCACCAGCCGCTGGCCGAACGCGACCATCACGCTGCCGAGCCCCGCCAACAACGCCGCCCCGAACGCCTTCATTGCGCTGCCAAAGTTCGCGCCTTTTTGGAACGCCGCCTCAATGCCGGTGAGCAACGCATCTCCGAGGACGTTATACAGCGAATCCCGCAGTTCGGTGGCCGTCTTATTGACCTCTTCCGTCGTCCGCGCCCGCACTTCATCAAATACCGGTTTGATCCCGCCCGCTGCGGCCCGCACGCGCTCCGGATCAAGTGCCGTCACCTCAAAGCCGCGCCGCAGTGGTGCTGCGCCAAACGTGCCCGCCTGCGCCTTGAACCGTGCCGCGGCCTCGTCCAACGTGTATTTGACGGTCGCTTTGCTCAACGCCTCCTGCACGCCGTTCAACTGTTGTGCCAGTTTCAGACGGTTTGCCATCGACAGGTTGGTCTTGGCAAGTTCCGTGGACAGACGCTGCTCCTCGGCAACCAGTTGTTTCTGTTGGGTCGTTGTGATCGGCACCAGTCCAGTCAGCTCTGACAGCATCTCGATATACGATTTGCCTTTGGCGGTCACCGTATTCGTAAACGTTGCCGTCTGTTGCAGGACGCCGTGCAGCGAGACGTTTGCATTCGCGAGATACCGAAGGCCTGCTGCCTGTTCGGTGATTTTGGTGTTCAGGTCTCCCATCACGCCGTCAAGACGGTCCATGATGTAGCTGAACGCGGTGTATCCAGCGCCCAACGCGACGACCACACCAAGTAACCGCGCCCACCCGCCGGTCGCCAGCGAGACAAACGCCACCGCATCTCCGACACTTTTCACCGCTTTTGCTAACGCAAAAAGCGATGCTAACGTCTCCGCGCCAGCTACGAGCGCCGTCGCCGCCGCCGCCGCAAGCACCCCAGTCCGATACGTCACCCACATTGCCGCCAGTCCACCAACCAGTGCCGTCACGGTTGGCAGATTGTCCTTAAGCCATCCGATCGACCGACTCAACGTCTCCGTGAATCCAGTGGCTTCGCCCACCCGACCCGCCAACAACACAAACTGATTGCGGAGACCGACCAGTTGTTGACTCACCGTTGGCACATAATCCGCAAACTGTTGTGTGATGCGCTGATTACTGACCATCGCCTTTGCAAACTCCGCCGACGTCAGGTTCCCTTCGAGCGCCATCTTCCGCAGCGTGCCCGGTACGAGTCCCGCTTCCTTTTCTATGGCTTGGATTAGGGGCGGCATTGACTCCATAATGGAGTTAAACTCTTCGGCCCGCACGACCCCATTCGACAGCGCCTGCGAGAGTTGGATCATGCCACCAGCCGCCGCGCCCGCGTCGGTCTTATTAATCAGCAGCGCCTTGTTCACGTTCTCCGTGAGACGGCGTACCTCGTCTTGCGACAGACCAAGCGCGGCCGCGCTGCGGCTGACCTTCCCATACAGTTCCGCGACGGATTCCAGCGGTTGATTCGTGCGCTGCGCGATACCAATCACCGCTCGTTGCGCGGCGTCAAACTCTGCCGTGCTCGTTGTCGCCAGCTTGAGCTGGTTCGTCATCTGTGCGTACGCGTCGATCGCGCGCATCGTCGCGCCAGCGCCTGCGACAGCGGCGAGACTACCGGCCAGATTCTTGAACTGGCCGGTGAGATCAGCGGTTGCCTTGTTTAAGGTCTTGGCGTCCGTCGTCGTCTGCTTAAACGTCTGCCGCATCCTGTCTACTGCCGCGCGGACCTGCCCCGCGCCTTCTTCGCGGAGCCGCATGGTCAAAGCAAAAACGTCCATCCGTCACCCCGCGTCAGTAGTTGCCGCCGCCTGTCGTGCCGCCTCGATCCGTGCCACCTGCTCTAACATCCGGCCCCGCGTCCGTTCCATCATCTGCGACAGCGTGCCCGCCGCTTTGAGGTACCGGAACTCCGCCTTCTGCAAGTCCTGCGGCTGATGAAATGCGACCGCGACCAACCCCGCGAGGTCCGTCCGCTCCCCCATCCGTTCGACCTGCCGTTCCCGGCGCATCGCCGCCAACTCCGCCCACGTCCACAACGTCAGCGCAAACGACTCCGCCGCCACCTCGCGCACCGACCGACCCGTCGCCGTTGCCACTTCGACGACGACCCGCCGGACATACTGCGCGGGATCCCACGCGACCGACACGGCCGCGCCAGACCCCGCCTCTAGTCGTTTCCCGCCGCTTCCTCTGCCGTCGCGGCCGAGATCATCGCCTCAACGTCCGCTACCTGCCCGCGCGTCAGTTGCACCAGCGCCATGACCTGTTCCACCGACAGCCCTTCGACCTCCTCGCGGGTGAGCTCCGGTAGCGACCGTGCCACCACGTCCAGTAACGCCGAGAACATCGCCGTTCCATTCGCGTCCTCCGTTTGTGCTGACGCGATTTGATGCGCGGTTGCGCCCGTCATGGGACGGACCGTCAGTTCCTTGCCGTACAGCTTCACGCGCGGCAGCCGGTCGGCTGACACCAACGCGTCGAGGTCAATCGTACCCATAAGAGATCAGGTCTCCGGTTGGGGTGGTGGGGTTAGACGCTGGCGATGTACTCGATGCGGTACGGCGCATCCCCGACGTTCGCGCCCGAGACGGTCATGTCGAGTCGCGCCTCGATCTCGATGGCGATGGCGATCTCCGCGCCGTCCTGAGACGTGATGTCGTACTTCGTGCAGAGCGCCGCCGGGAACCGCACCTGCACATAGTTGCCGCCGCCGCGCAGCCAGATGGCCCGCACGTCCGTGAGATAGTCGCCCGACGCGAGATAGGTCGCCGCCCGCTTCGGCAGGTAGGAGGTCGAGCCCGTCCACGCGCCCGAGGCCGAGACCGTCGCGCCGGGTTCGATCTGCCCGACGTTCGTGGTCGAGAGCTGAATGACCGTGCCGGACAGCTTCGGCATCATCGCGTTCTTGCGGTCGAGCCCTTTAATCGGCGAGCGCCGACCGTCGAACTGCGTCGAGATGTATTCGATGGCGGGATCGAACTTCAGCCCGCCGTTAAACGCGCCGAATACCGTCGCCCCGACATAGAGGACGCCCGAATCGAGCACCACGTCCGTCGGGAGATTGGAGGTATAGCCAGTCAGTGGTGCCGTCATCGCTTGGGTTCCTCTTGGTTAGTGAAGTCCTGCGTCCTGCATCCGTTACGCCCGCGAGGTCAAGACCGCGGGCCACAAAAAGAGTTCATAGGTAGCTACCACGCCGACGATCGCTGATTCCGCCGGGTCCGAGAACAACGGCACCGTCTGCCGCGTCCGCGACCGTCCGACCATCAGCCCGCCCGTCGGGTTGGTATACGCCGTCAAACACTGGTCCACTAGATCCATCGCCGTCTCGACGAGCGGCAGTTGGGATTCTGGCTTGCCCATCGCCTGCACTTCCAGACTCGCCGTCTCGCGGTAGCCGTTAAACGCCGCCAGCGAGGTGCGCGACAAGAGCAGCGTCAGGTACGGAAACACCACTCCGTCCGGCGCGGAGCGGACGTAGAGGCGCTCCGGCTGCCCGACGATCTCGCGCAACATCTCGCCCTGCGGGGAGACGTACTCCAGCAGCGCCTGCCGGAGCGTGGCGTAGATTTGGACCGTGGAGTGGGTCGGCTGGCGCAGGTTCAGGGAACCCGGCACGACATACCGCGGTTTCTCCTGTGCCATTTACCGGCCCCCCATCAGCTTGGATACCACCGCCGCAAACTCTGCCCGCATCCGTTGCGTATTAGCGATTCCTGTCGGTTCCCAAATACGGACGCGTTCCTTGTTGCCGGTCCACTTATTGTTGTGTCCGAGTTCCCAGTAAAGCGCCTGTAGAATTTTCGTCCCGACCTGCGACTCCCAGCCTAGCACGGTCTTATATGGTGAACGGTAGCGAATCGACGCCTTCACTTTGAGCGTATCGCGGAACGCGCCACCCTTATAATACCAACTGCCGTGCGCCTTCTTGACCTCGCGGTGCAACAACTGCGCCGCCGCGGCAAGACCGCGCCGCGAGGCATCGTTATAGCGGCCAAGCGCCTCCGCTGATCGGTCAATCAAGCTCACGCTCACTGCGCGTACCTCGGGACCTGCACCTTGAGCGGCGTCACGACTTGCAGGTTCTGATTCTGCCCCGCCTTCACAATCTGGTAAATCGTCTGGCCGGTATAGGGCACGATCGCCGCGAGCAGGCTGGACGGGATCGCCAGCGCATAGGTGCCCGGAGCGCCCGCCACCTCTTCTAGCGGAATGTCGGTCAGGCCCGTGATGCCGCCCGTCCCGGCCGCGCTCGTATAGAAGCCCACCGTGACGTTCGGCTCGCCGCCCGTCCACGGGATGTACGCATCCGTCGCGGCGTTGTACCGCTCGATCGCCGCCCGCGCCAGATAGGCGTTCGCGGGGTTGATCGTCTTAAAGGTCACCGGAGCCACCGCCATCACCAATAGCCCTCGCTCTCGTCTCGGATGAGGTACTGGAAATCGGAGAAGTCCCGCGCCCTAAGCCGGATGTTGTCAATATAGCGCATCGTGACCGGATAGCCCGTGAGCACATAGGCCCCCGCGCCCGCCCGCATCACGACCGCCAACCGGGCGTCCTGCCCCGTCAGGCTATAGGACCCGGCACTACCCGTCAGCCCGACCGTAAACCGGGCCGTCTGGCCGGTCACGGTATACGCGCCCGCGTCCGCGAGGAGCTGCGCATACTGGCCGATCCCGGAGATCGGGACCGCGCTGATCGGGTAGGTGCCGAGCATCATGGCCGGTCGCTCCGGTTAGGGCGTGACCTGCACGAACGTGGCCTTGCCAATATCCAGCCGCCAGCCGTCCTTCGGGTCCAGCCCGTCCGACTCCAGCGCGATCGCCGCCAGCGCCTCCGCTTCCTGCGCCATGCGCTGCTGGTACTGGACGCACAGGACCGCCACCGCCTTGCTGGCGGGCTTGGTCACGGGTTCCGTCGTCGGGGTCATCTCAAGGTCTGTCATGTTGATCTCCGTGGATCAGGTCCGTGGAATGGTGAGAGGGGACTACGGGACAACCGGATCCGCCGGTGCCGGATCGACCGGTGCCGGATCCTCGACCGGAGCCGGTGGCGCGGGCGGGACCGCCACGCTCACGTCGGCTGCCGGGACGTTCAGTGCCGCCGCGACGGCCGCACAAAGCTGCGCATCTGTCCAATCATCGGCCAGCGTGGTCGAATCGAGCACGACGACCTGCGTGACCGTGGACGGCCCCACGACCGTCTGCGCCGTGATGGCGCAGTGGCATTCGGTGGTGCCGGCCGGGTATTGAATCGCGGCGGTATTGATGACGACAGGGGTGGACATGGTAAATCTCCGAGTATAGGTGAATGATTATGCCTTAAACTTGACCCACTGCCACGTTATGGTGCTGTTATAAGTTGTTGCTCGAACCTGCAATAGATTGCCGCTCCATTGAAACTCCAAACTTGACGTTGGAGTCGTCGTAACGGTTTGCGCGGTGCCGTTGCCGTTTTCCAAAATGAACTGGTAAAAGGCCCATGATGCGCCAGATGGCTGGGTTGCCCAAATCATATACATGGCCGGGGCATCACTCGTTCTGTCGATTCCCGTGTTGTACCATGTATTGACGACAGGTGATGCTTGTGTTCCGCTGCTCGTAATAAACCGCGCTGCCGTCGTGAGGCCGCCGGTTGTTGTGTTGCGGCTGTTATACACATCACGCGGACGATTCGCCCCGCTGGCCCCGATGTCGTAGGTGGCGTCGGTACCGGCGAGGAGGTGGCCGCTATTGCTAATACGCCATGCTTCAGCAAACGTAATGGCATTGCCAGCCGTTCCGATCGCCGCGACATACC